TTTACGCCAGAGATGCGGAAAATGTGTCGTGAAGTGAGAGCAACGAAACTGTAAAATAACTAAATAAAAGACTGGCATCACACACACTCGCCAGTAAACACACACAACACAGGAGAAACACATGAGTAATCTGACACCGTTTGAGATTCGTCTTGAACTTCTAAAAATGGCGAAAGAATTATTGTTAGAAGAGTACCACTCTAACAAAGATCGCCTAACCAACGAATGGCAAGTAAAGGTAGAGTCCGCCAAGTTAAACGGACAAGCAATACCTGAACATCCAGCCTTTCCAACTTATCCCTCAGAAAGCGATATCATTACCAAGGCACAGTCCTTGAATGGATTCGTATCTAACATTACAGCAGAAAAAACACAGAGCAAAAAATCTGCCTGACGGGACCGGGCGCAGTTTATCGCGCCTCTAACTTATAGGAGAAAGTATGCGTTACATCACACTAACGATTTGTAGTTTGTTTGCAGCATTTATTGTTTATACTGGTCATGCAGCAGCACAGGTAGAAATTCCAATTGCACCAAAAGTTGAGTTGGATGATCTAACACCAATGGCACGACAAGAAGTCATATGTCTTGCACAGAATATGTATTTTGAAGCAGGTGGTGAACCAGAACAGGGTCAATTAGCCGTTGCATTTGTCACACACAACCGCGCACAATCTGGCGCATTTCCCGATTCATATTGCGGAGTAGTGAAACAAAGAGTTGGTGCAGTTTGTCAATTTTCTTGGTATTGTGAATCTAGAGCCAGAAATATGATTGATAAAGGTCGCTTGACAATTGAGAACAACTCTGTGTATAATAGAATAACTCAAATGGCATTGAGTTTTTATTTGTACACCGATACATTTAAAGATCCAACAAAGGGTGCATTGTTCTTTCATGCAAACTATGTAAAGCCGATGTGGAATAATATGAAATACACCGCACAAATAGGTAGACATTTATTTTACAACAAGGTATCAAGAAAGGCAGTATGAGTATTTTATCAAGTAAAGAGAAAAAGGAGATTGTTATGGAAAAGGGATTGAGTTCAGTTACTACACTTAGTGTGACACTGGTACTTCTTTCTATTGTGACTGCAATTTGTATTTACGGATTGAATGAACGCAAATTGATGGCAGCAAATATTGAAAACGCAATTGCAAAGGGTGTTGATCCTCTGTCCGTAAGATGTTCTTACGTAAAGAGTGACGATATCATTTGTATCGCATACGCATCAAACAAAAAGTAAACAGGAGATTATATAATGCACTTTGAAAATGACGATCATAATTTTACATTCAAATTTGATTCTAGTGATGGTAAAACAAGTCTTGAAATGAACTTCAGTGAACTTTACATTGATGATATTTTCAATCAATTTAAAAATTTCTTGCAGGCTTGCGGTTATGAAATTGATGGCTATATTGATGTAGTTCCTTGGCACAATCATTTGCCACAAAATGAACCGCCACAATTTGATTTTTCAAACATACCCAATAACAATTGGCCGTTTGGACAAAAAGAACCTGATGTGCAAAATCTAACGCAGGCATCTGAAAAATAATGCCTACAAAAGATGAAATGTTAAAGTTTTCTATGAGTATAGAAGACTTTGTGGCTAGAACTGATTACACATATCTTGAAGCGATTGCAGAACACTGTAAACAAACAGGACTTGAGTTAGAAGTTGCTGCTACACTTGTAACGCCTAATCTGAAATCAAAGATTCAGGAGCAAGCGGAGCGCAACAATTTGTTGAAAACAAAGAACAGTCGTTTACCTATATGATCAATGGTTATGAAGCATTCTGTTTATACAATTCTCTTAAACTCCACTTCAATTCAGATTCTTACGATTACTTTAAGTATAATGGGAAAGTAAATACGAGTATTGATGCGTTTGAGAATCGAAAAGATAAATGGCACTTTTACAAATTGAGCAGGAGATTCACCAATGTTGATCAGGGTCGTGACTTTATTGTTGCTAATCTTGTGCATGATCCTAATGTTTGGATTGGACATTTATTGACAGAAGAATCTGATATTCAGTATCGGAAGCGGCAGAAAGTGATTCAGTCTTTGACATATACGTTCACAAACGAAATTGAATCAATAATGAGTCAGGAGAACCCAAATGAATCATTAATGATTCTAGACGGTCAATATCCTGAACTACTCACAAAATATCTTCAACACGATATTTCAATTGAAACGATTTGTATATTGAATACATTGATGAACTTTTTGAAAATGTGGGATAAAAAAATCATTGATACGATTCGGTATCCAGCAGTGAGCAGAACGATCAAAAAATATACGCCATTTATATCTTTTGATGCAACAAAATATAAATTGATACTCAAAAAGGAATACGATGCAAATACGCAAAATATATCTTGACCTTGATGGGGTTCTTTGTGATTTTCATAAACGCTACAAAGAACTTTTTAGTAAAGATCCAACATATCAAAGACCAAGAGGTGAAACAAAAACAAGAGAGTTTGATGAATTCATTGAAGGCAAACACTTTGAAAGTCTTGATTGGCAACCAGGTGGTAAAGAACTATACGAGTTTGTAACATCACTGAATATACCTGTTGAGATTTTATCTTCTTCTGGTGGTAAAAGTCGCCATGATGAAGTAAAGAAACAAAAGAAAGTTTGGCTAAAACAAAATGGTATTACAATACCAGCCAATATAGTTCCTGGTCGTGCATTCAAAGCAGATTATGCGAAAGCAAATACTATTTTGATTGATGACACAAGAGATGTGATTGATGATTTCAATATGGCAGGTGGTATCGGAATTCATCACACAGATGCGGCAAAAACGATAGCAATCATTGAATCTCTACTTGACGATAGCTATATAGATGTATATAATGAATCATGTGAACAAGATGCACATACAACTAATACACTTTTATACGGAGTAAAACATGTCTGATTTTTCCAGCCTTAAACGCAATCGCAATTCGTTTGACAAACTTACTAAAGCGATTGAATCAATCAATACAGTAACAACAGAAAATTCCAAAGAAGATAACAGATTCTGGCAACCAGAGGTAGATAAAGCTGGTAACGGAATGGCAGTCATTCGGTTTCTTCCGGGTCCTGCTGCTGATGGCGATGATGCTCTTCCTTGGGTTCGTGTATTCAATCACGGCTTTCAAGGACCAGGTGGTTGGTACATTGAAAACTCTCTGACTACGCTCAATCAAAAAGATCCAGTTTCAGAATACAATTCTGTTCTTTGGAATTCTGGTATTGAAGCAAATAAAGAAATTGCACGTAAGCAAAAACGCCGTTTGACTTATATTTCAAACGTTCTGATTGTTTCTGATCCAAAGAATCCTGAGAATGAAGGTCAAATCAAACTGTACAAGTTTGGTAAGAAAATTTTTGACAAAATCAGTGAAGCAATGAATCCTGAATTTGAAGATGAGACACCATTGAATCCATTTGACTTGTGGGAAGGTGCTAACTTCAAAATCAAGATTCGTCAAGTTGAAGGTTATCGTAATTATGATAAATCTGAGTTTGATAAGCCTTCTGCATTGCTTGATGGTGATGATGCGAAACTTGAAGAATTGTGGAAGAAAGAATACTCACTCAAAGAGTTTCTTGATCCTAAGAACTTCAAACCATATGATGTGTTGAAAGCAAAACTTGATAAGGTGTTGGGTCTTGATGGCGCTGCACCAGTATCTAAAACTAAAGCGGTTGATGAGAACTTTACACCAAAGACATCACCTGATTTAGATGGAGATGATGAACTTGATTACTTCAAGTCACTAGCTTCAGAAGAGTAAAAGATAAATCCCGCTTCGGCGGGGTTTTTTTATGATACTTGCCGTTCAATTAAAAATTCAAATGCTTTTTCTTCTTTAAATTTCAGATTTCCACCAGGTCTGCTAATCGTATTATTTTGATTTACCACTGTAGACATATCTGTGAATGATGGTCGACCTGTTAAAAATAAATCTTCAAGTGTTCTTAAACCCGATCTTACCATTCCGGATGCATTGTCAATAGCATCTGCTGGTTTCTGTGGTATATTTTGAACTTCGGGCATAGTTTGGCTTCTAGATGCACTTGCAAGTATCATATCATCTTTTGCTCTTGCCACCATAGTTCCAGACTTTGCATTTGCTAGTTCAGGAATAACTGTTTTAGGATCAACGTCTTTTCCATTTTTATCATACATGACTAAATGTAAATGTGGTCCCGTTGATGCTCCTGCTCCCGGCGCACCTCTTTCACCACCAGACAAACCAATTTGTTGTCCTCTCACTACTTTGTCACCGGCTTTTACGTTGAATGCACTTAAATGGGCATAACCGCTGCCTGTACCGTCTTCATGTTTAATTCTAATTGTATTTCCACTTATGTTGTTTGGTTGACCGGCATAAGAAATTGTTCCAGAGTTTACTGCTACAATAGGTGTTCCTGATGGAACTGCTAAATCTACTCCATTGTGTTTGTCTTGATATTGACCAGTTACAGGATTAATTCTTCCGCCATATACACTCGTGAGTTTTGATTTTTGTACAGGCAGATAATTAATTGCAACAGGATAAGGCTTAAACTCTCCATTACCTACAACCATACTTTCGCCTGGGTCTAATGTAACTGCTGCTGTTGGTGCAGATGATGATGCAGGAACAGGCGTATTCATTGCCGACGTTTTTGTTGGCGCTGGTGCAGGTGCAGATGCTGGTGTAGGCTTTGTTTGTGTAGATACTGGTGCAGACTTTGCTGATGTTGTTGATGTATTTCCGGCTGCGGCTTTTGTTGTTGGCGCTGGCGCTGGTGCAGGTGAAGGAAGTGGTGCTGGTGTAGGAGCTGTTTCTGGATTATCTTTTAACCACTTATCTATTTCTGCTTTAATTTGTGGATAAAAACCGCCATCTTGTGTTTCACCATCAGTTGTTACAAACATGAATTCATAAAATGCATAACCCAACATTGCAATATCAGCAACCAACATTACACCCATTATTGCAGTTACAACACCTCCTGTCGCAAGACCTGCTACAGCCGCTGCAAACTTTGCACCAAGCCGTTTCATTGCTTCAATACCAACTCTTTGTCCAAATTTTTGAAGTGCTTTATCACGAATTGCTGGACTTTTTAAAATTGCTCTAAAAACGTTTGCAAATCTTTTGATACCATTTTCAAGATAAATAAACACTTTGTTACCTAAACTACGAGCTTTATCATAAAATTTTGCTCCTATTTCAGTAACAGTACCCCATGCTTTCTTTGCAGCAGATTTTATACTCTCGCCAACTTTTTTAAGTCCCTCTTTACCCCTTTCGTACTGTCTTTCCCACCAACCTTTTTTGTCTGGAACATTAGGTTTTCTTCTGTCGGGTAAATCTAAGTCCATACAACTTCCACAATTCTGTGTAAAATTTATACCAGAAAGTGATTTACCCATCATAATTAATTTACC